CCGTTTCTATCTCGGTAATAACCGTCTTTCTGAACGGCTTTCCATCTTTCTTGGTTACCATATATAACAGGTACATTCTTACGCACTCCCTTTTGAATTACTGAAGGCTTTATTACATTATTAAAGTAAAAAATTATAGATTCATCTATATCTTTTATACCAACAGTAAAGTCCCCATGATCGTCGTTTCTAACCGAACGTTGGGTTTCTCTAGAAGTAAGTTTAGGGTTACTAGGTCTTGCTTCTGATAAAGTTGAGACTTGCTCTTCGAATCTTTTTGCTGGTTTACCTGCCATATTATTCTGTTATACCTACACGGTCTGCTCTTGTTAAGTGACAATCTACTATAATTGAAACTGATTTACCAAACTTACTACCGTAATCTGTTAGATTATAACTATTGTCTCTTCCAACAAATAATTGATTTTCTCTTACAGTATCTACTTCGTAGAAGTTTTCTTGCCAGTTAACTATATCTCCTACTTCAGGTACAACTACTGAAGTTTCTAAATCTGATCTTAAAAACGCAAATGATGCTTCTCTATTTAAATCAGGTCCCATATCATCAGTAGTAATCACTTGATCCCCTCTGGTAATTAGACAGCTTAGTTTTACTGGTATTTGGAAGACTTTATCTAAAGCTTCACCATATAGGTTAGCTGTAGTTTCATCTAAACTAAATTTATAATATAATATCTCCTGTTCTATTATGTCAGAAAGTAACTCTCTGTTTACTTTAGTAAGAAGATTAAAATCTCTTTCGCTTCCGAATAACATTATTTTTCTTCTATTGTTTGTTCACCAACTTCTACATTAACTATATTGTTGTATTTGCTGGTTGCGTTATCTTTAAAAGCTTGAAAAGCTTCTGTTGGTTCTTTTTGACTTATAATTTTTACTTTATAAGTAGCTAAACTACTATCTGTATCTTGGGAAGCTACTGTTACTGTTGTCACTCCTGGTAATGCTCTTAAAGCATCGTCGTAATTTTGATTACCTTCTTCCCCGAAAGTAACCTTCACCATTGCTTCATAAGTTCTAAAATCTAACTCTAATAATAAAGGTATAAGTTTCATATTATCCTATAAAAATAGTATTAGGTACTGCTCTTAAAGTAGTCTGTAAATCTTCTACTTCTTGAGCTTGTGCTGTTAACTGTGCTCCTCTTGAAGTAGCATCTAACATTTCTCTTAAGTTAGTTAACAAAGCTTCTTTTTCAGTTCTAGCATCTCCTAATAAATCTGCTTGATTTAAGGTAGTTTCTGAACCTGGTATTGGGACTGTAGTGTATTTACCCCTAATATAAGCTAGTATTTCTTTTGTAAGAGCTAAAGTATAATTAAAAATCCATTGTCGGCCTACACTATTAATAAATTCATAAGTTGGATTTTCGTAAGGTACTTCTGCAACATTAGCAATTTTATCTATACTATCATCAAAACTTAATGCATTTTTATCATCTTCTTTATAGTAATGAAAATATAAACTTCCAGTATTATTAGGAATAGGGAATACTTTAAGTTGATTATTTACTATCTCAAATGAGTAAGTAGACTTTCTAACTTGATCGTTAAATTCGATAGCTTGTAAAAGAGACATATCATAAGATACTGGCATTAACATAAAGTTAATACCCGGGCTAAACGAACCGAATCCAAAAGCATCCATTAAAGACTGTATACCAGTTCCTGTACCTGCATAAGGATCAAAGTATCTTTGTATAGCAGGTGGTGCTTCATAAAATACTTTTCGTATCTCAATTTTACCTTCGATACTATTATCTGTCGCCCACTGATTTAAATCGTAATTTTGAACTGAAGCTGACAGTTGTAAGGAGCCTGTATGTTTAGTTATATTACCTCCTACACCTGCTTCTGTTCCGTAGTTTTTAGATATTTGAACTATTTTATTTAAGGTAGGTTCTACTACTTTATTATTAACAACACTTCCTGTAGGAGCACCTTCAAAACTTAAATAATTTTCTCTTATTTTATATTTGAATACTTCGTTTCCGTATGTAGTAACAGCTTCTTCAAAGCAAGTATAGAAAGATCCACTATCTAATTCTACATCCATTAAAGGAAATCCAAGTCTAGAAGCACAAAATTTTGCTACTTTATCTGCATCTGCTTGAAACTCAGTATCTGTATCGTAAAATCCGAAAGGAGTAGATCCAGTAGTAAACGTTGAACTACCACCCCATATTGCAATATCAGCCATCTATGAATAGTTTATTTATAAATAGCAAAAAAAAAGAGGCCCGTTAAGGCCTCTCTTATTTATTATTCTACTTTAATCTTAGATAGTAGTTAAATCACTAATAAAGACTTTTCCGTAGAATTCAGGTCTGATCATCTTCTTAGCATAACGAGTCATTAAACCTTTTCTAGGAGTGAAGGTTTCTGGATCGTATACTAGAGGAGTCATCATTAATGGTACGTATGGAGCATAAACTGCACCAGTTTCTAAGAATTGAGATCCTCTATATCCTAAAAGTAAGATATTTTCAGTCATATAAGGGTTCTTGTATACTTGGAATCTGTTGTTTAATGCACCTACTTTTTGTACGCCCATTGCAAATTGATCCTGATCACCAGTTGTATTAGCAGCATATCCAGGAATAGATTCTAGGATTGTAGCTACTGAAGGAGAACAAACTACGAAGTTTGCACCACCTCTTAATGTTTTCTGGTGAATTTTGTTAGATACTTTTTGGATTTTAGTACCAAGAGTTTGGAACCATTGTCCTTGAGTATTATAGAAGTCTGAAGTGGAAGTAGTAAATGTTGTTCCGTTCCATACTTTGTTGTTCTCAGCAGACCACTTTTCAGTTGTTCTAGCACCTACGATCAACATATCTAGAATCTCTAGATCGATTTCCATTGAAATGTACTCACTAAGTAGTGAAGTCAATTCAGCTTCTGCATCGATAGAGTGATATGCATTAAGGTCTTGAGCAAATTCAGGAGTCCATTGAGCTTTCAATTTACGAGTCTTAGCAACTACTGCTTCAGATTGTAATTGAACGTCAATTTCAGGAATAGTGATAGAAGTATCAACTGCAGCAGCTGAATCAGCTTCGAAGTCTCCTCTTGTATTATCTACAGGTTGTAAGCTATGCTTTACAGATCCAGCAAATTGTCCGTTGACAGCAACGGTAATATCACTTTTCTTAACTACGAAAGTTACATTGTTACCAGATACACTAGTAAGTTCTGGATAGTTAGTTACATCAGCTGATGCAGATAAAAGAGTAAATGATCTTACAGCTTCTTTGTCAAATTTCACAGATGACATATCTACTACATAAGTAGCATAATCAGAAGGTAATTTTTCCTCGTTATAAGCAATTGAGCTAGAAGCAGCAGAACCAGTAGCTTGTGAAGATACTGATAATGATTGTTCGTTTACTGAGTATCCGTATTGTCCAGCTCCGTAAAGACCTCCAGCGGCGTCAGTATCAGCAGCCATTTTAGTAGCTCCGTCAGTTACGTTACCGTACATGTTGTCTCCGTCTGATCTTCCGCCTGTAGCAGTACCGTATTTAAAGTCTAAGTAAAAGATTAGACCTGAAGGTAAGCTCATTGGTTGAACAGATACGAAATCTTGAGCTACGATTTGAGAAAATACTTTTCTCACTAATGGAAGAGCAACTCCAGCCCACTGCTCACCAGCTCCGGCTGTAAAGCCAGTTGATGTACCAGAAGCACCAGTGTTGTTAGCTTCAGCAACGATTTGCTTTGCTTGATTTTCCAAAATCATAGCCATGTTGGCAGTTCCTTTCTCATCTAGTCCTTCTAGGAGTCCGGATTTGCCCCATTTTTCAGCGAGTCTATTGGCATCAGCTTGTAAGCTTTTGTAGCCGTTAGCACTCTCTAATAGGTTGTTAATTTCCATGGTTGTGTTTGTTGTTTAATTTATTAAATAATTCCAGCTAATTTTTGCATTCTACGAACAGCATCAGATACTTCTGCAATTACTTCAGGCTTTTTAGCTGTTGTTCCTGTTGCTTTGCTTGCAGATCCTTTGTGTTCTTTGATTGTAGTCTCTTTTTTAGTTCCTACATTATCAGAAACTGTTTCGTAAACTAATTTTACTTCTTTAACCGTTTCAGCTTTATCGAAAGCTGCAATAACGTTTACTTTTTGAGATTCTGATAAATTAGTAGATTTAAAGATTTTATTAACATAAAGAAGTTTACTATTTAAAATATTAACTTCATTAAGTTCTTTTTTGAGAGTTTCAATAGTTTCTAAAGCTTGGTCAAGTTCTGATTTGTCTTCTTTAGCAGTTTCTTTAAGATCAGCTACTCTATTAATATTGTAGTCTTTTCCGTCTGATTCTGCATTAACTTGAACTGATGTATCTTCAGTTACTTCTTCTTCCATCTCTTTTTCTTTATC